CCAGGAGAAGGAACAGATGCATTTGGTTTAGCTTTTTCAGATGATTATTTATCAGTAGGAAAAGAAGATTCAGCAGCACAAGCAGATCAATTAAAATATGCAGCTTATCTTCAACGATCTCTTCCAACTCTAGCAAAAGATATTATTCCAATGATGATTGAAAATCCACAACTATTAGGTTCAAGAGGAGCATTGAGTAAAGCTCTTACACCGTATTATGAAACTTTAAAAGAATTTGAGATAGACGTATTAGAAAATTCAACATTTGCTGTTAATGAAGCTTCTAACGGTACTATGAATATTAGTGGCATGGGAAATGTTGATATTTTTATTGATTATAATAATGATTATAATGGAAACAACTTAACTGAAGTTCAGGGAGGAGAATTTGGATCTATAGATGTTAGTGATGGACAATATGGTTATGATAAAAATGATAATCCAATTAAAGCATACATTGTTCAAGGCGCATTTGAAAAAATGTTAAAATCAGGTCCGCAAAGAACAGTTCTTGAAACATTTGAAAATACCCTTGGATTAATGTTGGCAAGAGATAGACAGCCAACTGGTCGTATGCTAGCAGACGTTTTAAGAAGATCTTTTGAAGATGTTGCATTAACTGGTAAACGTGCAGCTGGTGGTGTTTCTCCTGTTGTTAATTACGTAAGAATTTACAATCAATTATTCGATAACATGGGACGTGCTTTAAAATATGGTGGACGTGATCCTGACAATTTTCAAAATTTATATAAAATAGATGGTTCAAAAGAACTTGAAAATTCTTGGTATGATTATTTAACAAAAGAAGGAAGAAGTCTTAACAGTAGATTAAAATTTGATATTTCCGGTGGTACAACTAGAGAAAAATGGTCAATAAGTAACATGGGAAATATTCAAGCAAATCATCAAGAAAACACTTCAACAAGTAGTAATTACTATGAACAACTTCAACAATCATTAGGACTTAATTAATGGCAGATAAAACAAAAACAAAAGATCAAATTATATTTGAACAGTCAGCAAGAGGATCAGAAGTTGTTGATCAAGATTATAGTAGAACAACAGAAGGAGGGGTTCCTCAAACAGTAGCAGAAAATATTACTTCAAAAAATAGAAAATTTCAAAAAGAATTTATTTCTGATCCAGCATTAGCTATTCCTTCAATGTTAGGTAATATGTTATTACCTGGAAAACCTTTTGGAAAAGATAATCCATTTGTAGCAACTCAAGCACAATTAGATGCACGTGCTTCTCAATTAGAAAGCTTAAAATTAAAAAGAGAATCTGTTAATAAAGTACGTGATAATATTTCTTTTCTTATAAAAGATGTACAAGATAAATACGGAGAAAATCCTCCTGAAGAAGTTAAACAAAAATTAATGGCTGGGGTTGATGGGTATATTAAATCAGCAGGTTTGCGACAAACTGATATATCTCATATTTCTCCTCAATCATTAATGGCAGAAGACGAATTTGGTTTTTTTAGCAAACAACCAGAGCCTTACCCTATTATAGAAAACTCTATGGAGTTTTTAGCAGGAACCGCAGGATCGTTAAAAGGATTTGATGTTGGTCAAAAATACGCAAAAAAAAGATGGGGAGATGGACTTATGCGTAATGGATCAAAATTAAAAGGACCATGGTGGGCTAAAGTTGGAGGTATGGTTTTAGGAGGTGCTCTTTCTTATGGAGCTGCTGATTATGGATACGAAGCAATGCTTGATGTAGCTAACCGTGCTGGAAGAGCAAAAGAGTTTTTAAAAAAAGGACAAATGGATCAACTTAAATTAATTGACATTGGGTTAGCACAACTTCCTGAAAGTCTTACTTTTGGTCCTAATGGTATTAATAGACCTGATCAAGCAACAAGAATTAAAAGCGCATTAGTAGACGCTGGAACAGATGCAGCGTTCTCATCTCTTTTTTTTGGAGCACGTCCTTTATATTTAGGATTTAAAAAAGTCATTGGTGGAGATATTTTTAAAATTGCTAAAGGTAGACCAAGTGAATTTGCACCAGGTGGTGAAGATATAATTAGAGCCGAGCAAGAACTTTTGACATCTGGTAAATTTGATACTTATTTTTCTGATGATTTTACAAAGAAAACTTTACGAGCTCCATCAGAAAAGTTAACAACGGCTTCTTCTATTGCGGGATTACCTATACCTTTAGTTTCTAAAATTATAGATCGTTTAGGTCGTTCTAAAGTTTTTAATTTTCTAAGTCCTCAAGAAGCTAAATCAACTAAATTTTATCCTTCTATTCCTCCTGCTGGTCCAAGGACAGGAGTCTTACGTTCTGATGTTGGTGGCCAGGTTATAAGAGGAGCTTACAAAATGCTAGGTAAAATGCCTATTTTTGGTGGTGCAGCGGTTAAAAATAAAGCAGAACAATTAGACTTTTATAATAACTTAGGAAGATCAATGATTCAAAAATTAACATTTGCACCTCTTGTTAATTTAGCAGAACAAGGTGTAAAAATACAAGATTTAGCTAATACTACGGCTAGAGGTTTTATATCTGTAGCTGGGGATAAACAAAATGCTTTATTAGAAGCTTCTAGAAAATATGGAGCTGTAGTTAATGATGAAAATTTAGTTAACACAGCAAAGAAAATTTACGAAAGAGGTATGGCACAAAGACAGATTGTTCCAGGAGATAATAACAGGTATGGTGGAAATGCTTCACCTACTCGTATACCTAAACAAAGCCCGGAACCTTTGTTAAATTTTATTAAGAATCAAATTATTGATCCAGGAGTAGCTGGAGCTAGAAGTCTTGAAATGTATTATGGTCTTAAAGATGACATGGATAAACAAGTATCCAAGTGGATTAAAAATGCTGATAACGAAAACACTAATGATATTTACAATCTTTATCGTGCCTGGGAAGCAGACATTGGAAGTTTAGCAGATTCAGGAATACCTGAAGTAGCAAAATTGTGGACTGATTATGAAAACTTTGTTTCCAATGGGATGTTAATGTTTGGTACTAAAGCAGGTAAAGCTTTAGTTGGAGACATGGATCGTTTTGGAATGACTATTAATTTTAATCCAGAAAAAAAAGCTAAAGATATGTTTAACACTGTTTTAGATATTGCTAAAAAAGATCCAGCTAATGCTGAAAATGCCTTAGCAGTAATGAGAAATATTGTAGGAGATAAAGCATACTATGAAGGATTAGGTAAGTATGTTAATGATGCATTTTCAAATTCAATGGTAGAAAAATCCGGTTTAATGTTTTTTGACGCTGAAGCATTTAGAAAATCATTAGGTTTAAATAAAGATAGTCCAGTTTCTAACTTGTTTGAAAAAGCATTACCTGGTCCTCAAGTTCCTAAAATTGTTATAAGAGATGAAGTTACAGGAGTTGTTAAAGAATTTGATAGAGAATTATTTGGAGAAGGATTAGAGAAAGCAGGTATTGAGTTTGCTGAAGGTATAACTGAAATTCAAAGAAGACAATTACCTACTAAAAAAGAATTTGAAAAATTTGCTATGGTTTTTTCTTCTGCTGCACAAGATGGAATTCCTGACATTAGTACTTTCATGGCAAGACGTGCTGTAATGGGAGGTATTAGATCTGGTATAGCTTCTATGCTTCCTGGTGCTGCTCTTGCAGGCACGGGAATTGGTGCTGGAAGTTGGTTGATCCCTGCAGGATTAGCATGGGCAATGCGTTATGCTGGTCACGTGATGACAAAACCAATAGACCTTGCAAACCTTAGAAATATGTTAGACGACACTCTTGCTATACAATTAAGGCTTGCTAATATGGCAAGGTTAGTCAGAAAATACCCAGAAGAATGGAAAGAGTTTGATCAAGAATTACAAGAAATTCAAGACAGGCAATCTTATCAAGAAAATGTTGGTAAAAGAATGGCTCCTCCATTAAGTGCTACACGAAAAATTTTAGATGCGGCAAAAGAAGGAGCAAATCAGTTAATAGAAAAATCTAAAACAGGAACTTTAGCAGACCCTAATGTAAGAGAAATGATTCCTTTTTTAAATAATGAATCTCCGGTGTTTGCTGACGAGACAGCAGAAGCACTTGAGTCATCTAGTCTTGGTTCGTCAATACTACAAAACCCTAACATGAATTCCGCAGCTGCGGCTTCTCTTTATGAAGGCAACTTGGACCAAGCTTTAGCTAACCAAGCAGCCCCAAGGATGGCAGCAAAAGGTGGGCTCATATCTTTAATATCATGAAAAAACAAACTACAAAAAAATTAAAAAAAATAGCTAAAGAATTAGTCGGAGCTTCTGCTATGCATAAGAAACAATCAAAGACTGTTAAAAAAATAGTTAGGAGGATTAAAAAACCATGAGCATTAGAGATGCAGTGTGGATTACAGGAATCTTTATAGCGCTTGGTGCTACATGGGGAATGACATCACAACGTGTTAGTGCAATGGAAAAAGATATGGATAGAATAGAAGAAGCTTTACTAATGTTTACAAAAATAGAAGTACGCATAGCAGTGATGGAGACAGAACTTAAAAACATAAATAAAAAATTGGATAGATAATGAACCACAATAAATTATTAGAGTCAGTAAAAAAACACGAAGGGTTTCGGGATACCGTTTATTTAGATACCCTAAATAAAAGAACCGTGGGCTACGGCCATCTATGCGTGGAAGACCATTGGGAAGATGGTAAAAAATATGACAAAGAATATTTAGAAGAAATTTTAGAAAAAGATTTACAGTCTGCAATTGATCAAGCAGATGACATGTGTTCTAATTTAACAATAAGTGATGATGCAAAAATTATAATCATCGAAATGATTTTTCAGCTTGGGGGGACAGGAGTTTCCAAGTTCCGAAAAATGTGGGCAGCGCTTCAAGAGGATCCACCAAATTATTTTGAAGCGCATGTCCAGATGCTTGACTCACGTTGGGCAAAACAAACCCCTAATAGAGCTGCTGAAATGGCAGAAAAAATGCAAAATTGTAGCTAATTATTTTATTTTGTGGTATAATATCACGTGCAATTAATTAAGAAATATAATTACGCAGAGTTAAAAAGACAGGATGGAGATTCCCGTTTGTATCTTACACCTGATGGTGAAAGCTTACCATCCGTTACTACTGTCTTAAATAAAACAAAAGATAAATCATTTTTAAAACAATGGCGTGCAAAAGTTGGAGAAGCAGCAGCTGAAAAAATTATATCTGACGCTGGTAAAATTGGAACCGCGCTCCACCTATATATAGAACGTTTAGTGAACGAAGAAAAGTACTTAGACCTTACGGATGTAGGAATACAAGCAGAAAAAATGGCAAAGAAAATAATTGAAGAAGCAGGTGCTGATATAACAGAAGTGTATGGATCAGAAGTGCATTTATATTATCCTAACAAATACGCAGGCACAGCAGACATGATTGCCATGTATAAAGGTAAACCAACGATTATAGATTTTAAACAAACCAATAGACCTAAGAAACGTGAGTGGATACAAGACTATCTCATGCAACTAGCTGCATACGCCCAGGCACACAACGCTTTATTTAATACAGAAATTGAACAAGGTGTGGTTCTTATGTGTTCTCGTGATTTAACGTTTCAACGTTTTGAATTGACAGGGGAAAAGTTTACAAGAGCTTCTGATGCTTTTATGAAAAAATTAGATTTATACAATCAATCTATTCTTTAAATCCAACTAGCTAATTCTTCTCCATTTATTTCACGCGCAATATTAACTTTGTTTCTAAGCGCTTGTATAATTTTTTCGTCAACAGTTCCTTTAGCAACCAAATCAATATACAATACTTTATTTTTTTGACCTATACGATGCGCACGGTCTTCTGATTGTATTCTTTTTTCTAAATCATAATTATTAGAATAATAAATAACGGTGCTAGCTTCTGTTAACGTAATTCCGTAACCACCTGTTTGAGTGTTTCCTATAAAGAAACGAACTGGGTTTTCTGGATCTTGAAATTTTTTAATACATGCCTGTCTATCTTCTTGTTTAGTTCCACCATAATAAGTGCAAGATGATTGTGGTCCAAATTCTTCTGTAATAGCTTTTTGTATAGATACAATATCATGAATATAATTAGCCCAGATAATAACTTTACCTGTAGTCTCACCTAATATTTGCATTAATTCTGTTAAACGATTATTTTTTAATTGCACTGTATCACCTTCATCAGTTTTCATATGACCACATGTTATTTGATGTAATCTAATTAACTGTGTTAACACATTAACTGCTGTTAACGTTTCACCAGTGTGTAACATTGTCATAGCAGTAGACTTCATTTCACTGTATGCTTTGTGTTGTTCATCTGTTAATTCTACAGGACGCTTGGTAAATATTTTATCCGGTAAATCTAAACAATCTTTTTTTAAAATACGGTAAGAATGTGGTGATACTAATTGTCCTAATTGTGC